CTAACTTACTGATTTCAATAATGCTCTGGTACTGCTATGTAGGCTTTGGGGCATCTGTGGGGCAAAATCCGCAAGCCGCTGATTCAGCATTACGATCTGCTCACGACTGCTGTCTGCCATCCACGCACCGTATACATTGAAGACCATCTGGGCGCTCGCATGGCCCATCTGACTGGCAATGAAGCTGGGGTTAGCGCCAGCTGACAGTGACCAGCACGCATACGTGTGACGCGACTGATATGCTTTTCTGTGCCTTATCCCTGCTCGCTTCATCGCTGCGTCCCATAAATCGCCTATCGAGTCGACTTTGTAGATGAACCCAACATGCTGACATCTTCTGATCAGTTGAGGGTTGAAGACAAATGTACATTCGTGACCCTCCGTTCTGCCGTACTCGCGCAGCTGAACATCAATGTGATGCCGCTTTCCTAGCCTGGTCATTTCCGCCTGATTCTTCAGGACGTTTATCGCAGGCTGGATAAGATGTATGACCCTGTTCGTGCTCGCCTCAGTTTTCGGTAGAGTGAATTCTCCCAGTTTTGTATAATTACGCCTGATTGTTATTGTTCCAGCTTCAAGATCGATATCCTCCCAGGCCAGGGAGGTCAGCTCCCCGTGACGTACCCCTGTGTATACTGCAAGTGACCACAGGTTTTTCGTCTGCTGATGTCGGCATGCATCTATCAGGCGAATAAATTCGTCACGAGTTAGCGGATCTGGCTCTGCCCTGGCTTTTTTAAAAGGCTTGATCCCTTCGAAGGGGTTTGCTTCTATGTAACCGTGATCTGCAGCAAACTGAAACATTCCAGCAATTGTCGTCATGTAATAATTCACCGTAACGACGCTTCGCCCTTTTGCAGGAGCTTTTCCTTTCGTTGGATTCTGGTAGCCGATTAGCAAATCTTTCCTGAGATACAGCAATTCCTCTTTGGTGACTGCTGACACCAGTCGATTACCTCCGATCCTCGGCACTACATTCCTTGCGACAGACTCATAGCGATTGAATGCGTTCGAGCAGATTTCCATCCGTTTCAGATCCAGCCATTTTTCTTCAAGTTCTTTCACTGTAATTTCTTTCTTACTTACACCAAAAGCCTTGAGATTAGGGGAGTCAGGAAATTGCATTGCATAATCAAAGGTTCCTGTGCGGATGGCAAAACACACCGATGTCCGCAGCTCCCCGGCGATCTTCCTGTTCTTAGCGGTGTCAGGGACACCGAGGTTTTCCCTGACACGCTTACCTTTAAAATTAAACCAGATGCGCAGACTGCCACCGTGGTTTTCGACGCCTGTTGGATACGTGATTTTATCCATTGGTGTTACCTCCAGACGCCCAAGAGCGATATGAGCTTACCTTTTTCATGGCATCAAATCACCCTGGCTGCTTGTTTTTCATTGAGGCGACCCAGGCATCTACAGCCTTTCTGTTATACATGCACTCACTGGAAGGTTTAGGATTACCGTCAGGCGATACGTGGATATATTCCCGCCCAACCATCCAGCACTCTTTTCTGGCCCGGAGGATAGTTCCGGGTTTGAGCCCGGTAACCGCGATAAGAACGCTTTCACAAACCCACTCGTTAGGGGCTAACTGTAAAATATTGCTCATGGTTATTCATCCATTACCCTGGCTGCACCCAGGTGAAATTACAGATTGTTACTGATGGTCGGAATCAGCTTCTGCCATATCGCGGACACGTATTTTGCCTGGTGGCGCGCGTCGGCCAGTGCGTTATGCTGTTCACCTATAAATGGCATATCTTTTTTAGGATCGAAACCAATCGAACGACCTAGAGTAACCAGTGTTCTCACATCGTGATCATTCCAGAATGGCCACGGGCAGATTTTGCCGGCACGTTCATAAGCACCGCGTAAAATGACGTTGTCGAATGTAGCCCCGTTCCCCCAAACCTTCATGTACTTCATGTTATCCGCGTGGCGACCGATGAACTGAGTCAGTTCAGATAATGCCGTCGTAATGGGCATAGCATCAACGCAAATAGCCGACCGCGCTTCCGGGCTTTGTCTTAACCACCATAGAATGGTATCGCCATCAGGAACGGCACCTTGTTCCATTGCGCTTTCAAGGCTAACGGCGGTATAGAACTCAGGTCCAATTTCACCACTTTGCGGATCGAAGAACACAGCACCGATGGAGACAACAGGCGCGTTAGGTTTTTTACCCATAGTTTCAAGGTCGATCATCAAGTTATTCATAAATTAGTTGTCCCCTGTTGCGGTGCTGCTACGAAAATGTTCAACGCCTTTATTCCAAATAGCCTTAATCGTCGTCCAACTGACAGGAACCTCAATCTTAATTCGCCCACTGCCGTCGCAGCTTTCACATTCCTCGTCGGCAAAGCATTCAGGACAGCTTATAAAAGTAGTTTCTAAAAACTCACCGGATAGCAAACTCTTAGCGCCGTTCTCAGCAGTTAGTTTCTTCGGCACCATAACCCAACCACCCGGAATTACCGGAGAGTTGCCAGAAAGCGGGATGTACTTAACTCCCCAGGCATCTGACGGGTCATTGCTACCCAGCATAAACAACGGAGCGTTAGGGTCGCGTTTGTCGTCGCTGTTGTAATCACTACGCAACCAGCCGATTACCTGCAACTCATCACGATTACTTACAGGTTGGCCACCCTGAAGCATGGCAGCACGACAGGCGTTCCATGCCTCCATAGCTGAGCCAGCATCTTGTCTTCCAGTTTCCCTGCAAAACTTCACAGCATCCTGAATAGTCCACTCATCCGGCACTACCGGCGTTGGCTGCTCTTTACTAACCAGACGCGTTATTTCTGATTCCAGGAGTGAGCCTAAAACTGTACTCGTGCAGTGCTCAGCCCATTCGTTGTTTTCCAGCAGGCCGATGATATTGAGCATATCCTGGTAAACGCCTGTTTCCTGTACTGGCGGGACGGCATAGACATCAATAACACCGTTATCAATGGGCCACTCGCCATCCTTGATATAATCCGAGGTTCCGCCCACCTGCTGATCGGCAATGTGGAAAGCGCCAATAGGTTCCGCTTCGAGCGATGCCAGTGCGATACGCGCCAGCTTCAATTCGAATATCTGCGCTTCCCACCCATTAGCTAAATCGGATTCAATTTGCTCAATGAATGCCTTAACTTCTTCTTTGGTAATAGTGGTCATGGGTTTACCATCTTTGTTCATCTTCTTCCTCCCAGCGCTGGCGCTCTGCATCAATACACGGTTTGCACACGTCATAGACGCGCCCATAGCTACCTTCTTCAATATCGCGGTGTGGAACTAACCGATCCGCGTGCTTACCGCACCAGTCACACCTTCCTGAATAGTCAGCGTTATTGGATTCAATAACGTATTGATCGTGACACTCCTGGCACATGTCGTGATATTCACAGCCGAATGAATCTGTTTCACCCTGAACGCGGCGAACGGCGTCACGATCTTGGTGGTAGTCGCATTTTGCGCCAGCCGGCAAATTGCAAACGTGCCCAGGTAACGTTGATACTGGTCCTCTGCTAATATCCGCCATCACGCCCCCTTAACCTTGATGCCAGCGCTGGGGCTATATGCAGACATGCACTGCGTGAACCCGGATTGGTCATCTGTCTGCCCATAGCTGAACCCGGCTTTCAGGCCGTCACGGAATGCGCTATCCTGCAACCTGTCGGCAGTTTCAAGCTTCGCCTCCAGTTCTGCTATGCGCTGCTGGGCTTCATGGTACGCATCAAGCAGTACGTCGAAACAATTGCCGTCGTTCAGTATTTGGGCCAGTTCAGGTTTCCACGCTACGCAGTCATCATCCGGGTCTTGCATGTTGTAGACGTAAGTATCAAAGGCACCCATAAAGCGCCCGAATCCACCTTTGTTGTCTACCAGCACTTGCCAGGAGCGGAGAAGGAACAGTTTTTGGTTACGATCTAAATCCGTCCGGGATAGCTCATCGGCGATAATGCTGATTTCACTACCGTGCCAGCGAGCATCATTTCGTTGTGCCGCATGAAACAGCTTCCAGAAATACTCAGTTTCTTCCTGGTCCGGGCGGCATTGCTTCAATGTATGGACTGTCATGCTGCACCGCCTTCAACGCGCTCCCACAAACGTCTTGATCTGATTGCCTTCACTACAGACTCTTTATCTTTTATGCTGCACATTGGCGTAGCTCCATCAGTTCATTAAAGCGGGCCATAAACAGGCCGAAAGCCTGACCGGGGCGAAGGGGGTAGATTTCGAATAAATCTGTCGGGGGGATACCTTCCAGTATTACCCAGGGAATACTGTCATCAATATCCAGATCGCGGCGTTCAGTTGCCAGCATGGTCAGATCTGCATACTTCACTACGCTGGCTTCTTCCAGTGGCAAGCCAAACTTAAAGCGGATCAGTTGATCGGTACGTTTCTCAATCTCGCGATAATCAGGCAGTAACGCTTTTAATGGGGCAGGGATATCCTGGCAATACGCTTCGGCTGCGTCGTGCATCAGGGCTTCAAAGGCAAACTCCGGTGATACAAGCTGGCTGCACAGTACGGAATGCTGCGCCACGCTATAAAATTCAGGGAGATGTCCGGAGAAGCGGCAAATATTGGAAAGCGCCACGGCGATATCTTCAATATCAATGTCGTCAATAGTTGCGCTGAGATAATCAAATTGTTTACCTGAAAGTGTTTGAATAAAACTCATCGTTGGTTCTCCTTATAATTTATTTCGCGCTGCACCGCGTGAATTTTGGTTGTGCGAATCCCTCGCCGGGTGGCGATAATTAACAGAATTACACTTCAATAAATCCCCGCGGCGCCGGGGATTTAATGCAGAGCAATTACGCGTTAAAGTTACCGATGAACGTTTCTACTGATTCACCGTCGAATTTGCTGATAAGCAGGTCGCGGAATTCATTGGCGATCGCTTCTTCCTGCGCTTCCAGTTGTACGATACGCAGAACAAAGCGAGGTTCATCACCGGTCAGCAGGCTGTTGCGGAGGCTGAACGCACGTTCACCGAGACCCTCATACGGAACACATTTGAACTCAAAAGCCACCGGCATAACGTCTTTGCTGCTGGCCTCAATGCTTTGCATAAGGGATTTCTTACCGCTGAAATCGCCATCTTCATGATCCTGCTGGGTTGCCTGTTGGATCGTAATGCGGCGAACAGCCTGGGCAGCCTGTGAAATCTGCATTGTGTTACCGTCAGAATCGAACGCCAGGAGATAATCGCTCCAGTCTTCAAGCCATTCGGCGATCTGTTTTTGTTTCAGGCGTCCCCCGTTGATCTGGAGCAGGGCGCGGAATGGTGCAGTCTGTTTCAGCGTGATAGAAGCAACGTTGTCTGCATGACCGGGGTTATCCAGCGTACCAATATTGAAAACTGAGCGAGCTGTCATATGGTCAGCATCAATAAAGCAGCGTGCTTTTTCGGTTGCACTGGCATAGCCCTTTGAATAACGGACAAAGTCTTCAATGCTGGTGGTAGTCATGGCGCCGCGGAAGCGGAAACGCTCCAGAGCAAAGCGTTCGAGGCTTTCAACACCTGTCCCGGCAGGCAATAATGCTGTCGGGCAAGCCAGCCCCTGAATATCGTTCAGGTGATAGCCAGAAAGAACCAGGTCTTTTACCTGCTGAAAAGTGCCGCTGTCTAACTGAGACATAAAAATTCCTTATTAACTAATGATCGAAGTGGTGGCAGTGAATTGGTTAGCTGCGGTTCACTGAGCCGCTTTAAGCTTTCCGTCAGTAGTGCCTTTAATACTGAACAGTTGACCCTGATCTTCCTGCAGTATGGTGAGCTTTCCGCCCTTGTTAACCCACATTGGGGTTTCTGTTGTGTCCTCTTCTGACGCTTTACCGCGCGGCGTCGGAGTGCTGTACTGCAGCTTGTGTTTAATTTTGACGCGCTTCTCTTCGACTGAATTTCCCATGCGCTCAAAATCAAAGGTGAGGACTACCTTGCCTTTATTGCCGTTATTCAGAACGCCTAATCCGACAGTATTCAGCGCTGCCGCGATTTTGTTCATGAACACGCCGGCATCCAGTTCGCCCAGAAAGTCGGGCACTACGGTCATGCGGTCATCATTCATCGTTAACCCCTCAAGATGGCGGTTGCCACCGCCAGTTGGTTTCTCCACAAAACAGAAAAGAGCACCTGCTGTAACAGCTTTCCGGGTGGATTGGGTAATGAGCCCGTCGCGCGGAGATGCTCTTTTCTGTTGTGTAAAAAGGTCGGCGTCACGGCAGAACACTGTCGCCTTCCTCCTGTTGTTGGAAGAGCCGGACGCCGACAAGACTTCACACAGCAATAACGTTGTGGTGCCGGGTGCCTCCCGGTATCTGGCGAAGGTTGCACGCCAGACGGGTGCTTAACTACAGAGGATCGACTGTCAGCTTCAACCTTACCCGCGTGCGCTGAGCCGCATTCACCACAACGATAAGAGTTCTCTCTCTTAACAGAAGCGCTTTACCGCGCGGAAAAACTCTTATCTGTTGCTCTCCTGAAAAAGCTGGCGGTTTCCGCTAACGTAATGGAACGGGCCGCCAGAATATCGCTTGCACTGGCTACAGGTATCTTCGGGCGGGGCACCGATGACCAGTCGGTACAACCCCTACGGTATTTACACTCCGACGCCGTGGGTTAAACGGCTCCGTGTTGTCGGCTGAGTTATCTGTTGCTGGTGGTCAACCCAGTTCCGCAACCCCTCCCGAAGACACCTGTCAGCGAATCATCCGGTCATTCGTATGCCACCGGCGGCTACTTCGTGGGCGTCCTGCCTGTTCGCTGCTCTATGAATGCAAATTACATTTAAATTGCACATTGCGCAAGTATAAAATTGCGATATATGCAATTTTGAGTCAAAAAAAAAGCCACCATAATGGTGGCCTTGTCGACGCTTTCTATTAATTGTGTCGTTTGAGTGACTGCGTCTGGCTTATCAGAACCTTGCCAAAAACGCCGAACCTGCACTCATTGTCTTTGGTAATACTCCATTCCCTGTAGTTAGTGTTATCAGATATCACCAATAATTTATCGGGGATCATCTGCAGCCTTTTTACGTATATTTTATCATCAAAGCCAAAGACATAGATGCCATCACCATCGAACTGGTTGATGCTTATATCGACAAAAATAAGATCTCCCGGTTCAATTGTTGGCGCCATGCTGTCACCGCGCACGTTAATCACTTTAAGCTCAGCGGCAGGGCGCCCGCCAAACATAGCTAATGCTTTGTCCTTGTTATATTCGATAGCATGGATTACATCGATAACATCACCGCCCTGAATGAGTCCATTACCGGCGCTTGCACTGACATCCAGTATCTCGATACGGAACAAATCCTTCACGTTAGCTGAATCCTTCCTCATATCACTGTGTTTACATACAGTATTACCTTTTGAGTCTGAGGTAAAGAGTTCTGCTATATCAACACCTAAGCAGTCAGCCAGCCTAGAAAGTGTTTGTTCGGTGAATTGCTTTTGCTTGCCAGTCTCCAGACGAGAGATGTTTGCGGCATCCACGCCGATGGCTTCTGCTAGCTCAGCAATTTTCATGTTCTTCGCGCGGCGAAGTTGTCTGACACGGTTTCCTATATTCATGCGTTCATTACATTAATTTTTTGCGCATTGTGCAAATCAACTTGCGCAAATTTGCTGTATGAAATAACATGCGACATACGCAAAAGAAGGAGGTTTTATGCAATCACCATTGAGAAAATTGCGGAAATCGCATGGTTATACGTTACAGCACGTCGCTAAAGGGGTTCAGGTTGATCCTGCAACATTAAGCCGGGTTGAAAGATGCGAGCAGGCTCCTTCAACAGAGCTTGCTGAGCGCCTGGCTCAATTTTACGCCGGAGAAATTAGCGAGATGCAAATTTTGTATCCAAACAGATATCAGCTTAGTGATTCAGCGATTTGACCGCCACCACAGCAGAAGGAGTAGATCCGTGGGACATGAACCTGAATGGAAAGTTGAAAAGCAGCCCCGCTGGCTGGTGGCTGCGATTAAAAAGACGATTTCCAGTCTGCATGGCGGTTATGAAGAAGCTGCGGAATGGCTGGATGTCACCAAAGATGCTCTGTTTAACCGCCTGCGTACTGGTGGTGATCAGATCTTCCCGATTGGGTGGGCGCTGGTACTGCAACGTGCCGGAGGAACCTATCACCTGGCACATTCAGTAGCCAGGGCATCAGGTGGCGTTTTTGTTCCGCTGGCAGATATGGAAGAAGTGGATAACGCAGATATTAATCAGCGCCTGCTGGAAGCGATTGAGCAGATCACCAGTTATTCCCAGCAAATCAGGGTAGCTATCGAAGATGGCGTTATTGAGCCACATGAAAAAGCCGTGATTGATGAGGAGTTGTATCAGGCGATCGCAAAGCTGCAACAGCATTCGACACTGGTATACAGAGTTTTTTGCGCGCCAGAAAAGGGTGACGCCCGCGAGTGTGCAGCTCCGGGCGCCGTGGCGTCAAATTTTATGGAGAAAACCAACGCATGAACAGTTTAACGGTAAATAACCGTTTGTCGCAACAACCGGGGATGTATGAGTACCGGCCGTTGCGTCATGAATGCAGATTACCAAATAGTCTGGTCGTGCGTAACCACAGGGAACACAGCCTGACCGTGGGGGATGAATCGTGCAGGAGCTTAACCGCTGGTTTCGGGATGGAAGGGGACTTTATGTCCATGTCATTCGCTGGGAACCAGAAACTGAGCGCGTTATCTATCTGCGCAAGGGCTATCCGCATGAGTGTTTTAGCCCTTTGTGGAAATTCAGGCGTGATTTTGTTGAGTGTGAAGCGCCAGGAACACATTGATTCTGCAATTACGGGACGTTACACTGTTCAGGCACCTCATAAAGCGGGTGCCGGGATTGGCGTCCTGGAATTGCATACGGCGACAATGGGCGCGTTAGCGTCTTTTTTGTTGCTACAGCTCAGCTATACCCAAATTATGGTGGGCTGGGTGGGGGCACCGAAAGGTGCGCCGGTTTCCGTATGCGCCGGTTACGCCAACCCTGCTCAGTTCACCACCAGCGAAATTGGCGTTTCCGGTGGTGGAAGTTATCCATTGCATACGGAGGCTGCCATCATGGCTACGATCCCTGCCTTAGTACAACCTGAACTTTGCATTATTGCAGGCAAAGTTGTTACTTCTTCTCTGGCTGTTGCTAGTTATTTCGGCAAACAACACAAAAATGTCGTTCAAAAAATTGCGTCTCTTGAATGCTCTGCCGAATTTACTGAGCTGAATTTTCAGCTCAGTGAGTACATCGACGCATCAGGCCGCAAACTACCTTGCTATCAAATAACCCGCGACGGCTTTGCTTTCCTTGCTATGGGCTTTACGGGCAAACGCGCCGCCCAGTTCAAAGAGGCATACATCAATGCCTTTAACCAGATGGAGAAACAACTTTCAACTCCATCGGGGCTGAGCGATGCAGCACATAATGCCAGCGTTCTATATTCCTACATTTCATCCATTCATCAGGTCTGGTTACAGCAGCTTTATCCCATGCTGGAAAAAGTGGAATCTCCGCTGGCCGTAAGCCTGTACGACCGCATCAATGACGCTGCGGCGCTTGCGAGCCTTATCAATATGACACTGAACCGTTCAGAGGTAAGGGGGCGCAAATGATCCGGAATATTTTTAAACGGTTCACCAGCCAACGTTTTCATTGCCCTCGTCCAGGACAGTGGTACAGCACACCAGAAGGGTACGTTCTGCGTATTAGCCTGGTCGATCGCGAATGTCAGAAGGTTGTCTGTGAGCCTCTTGGGCGTAATTACCGCGTCAACATGCCTCTTATTGCCTTTCGTTCCGGCAAAAACATGAAGCATCTCGGAGGTGCTGCATGAGCACTAAATTAACAGGCTATGTGTGGGATGCCTGTGCAGCTTCGGGAATGAAATTATCCAGTGTGGCTATCATGGCTCGCCTGGCTGATTTCAGCAATGACGAAGGGGTCTGCTGGCCATCCATTGAGACAATTTCTCGTCAGCTTGGGGCCGGGGTAAGTACAGTCAGAACGGCGATAGCAAAACTGGAAGCTGACGGCTGGTTATCACGTAAAGCCAGACGTCAGGGAAACCGTAATGCCTCCAATGTTTATCAGCTAAATGTGGCAAAGCTGCAGGCGGCTGCATTTGCTCACCTGTCAGATCCTGACCAGTCAAAATCTGACCCATCAGAATCTGACGCATCAAAATCTGACCCATCAAAATCTGACCCGTCGAAATCTGGCAAAAACGGCGGTTTTGACCCGTCAGAATCTGGCGGGGATCCGTCAGTAAAATCAAAACAAGATCCACAAGTTAATAAAACCCCTTCTTGTCCGGACGCTTCGCAACCGGACCAGCAGATGACAGACCAGGAGTTTTTAACCCGTCATCCGGATGCCGCTGTGTTGAGCCCTAAAAAGCGTCAGTGGGGAACGCAGGACGATTTGACCTGTGCTCAGTGGATCTGGAAAAAAATCATCGCCCTGTACGAACAGGCCGCGGAGAGTGACGGCGAGCTGGTTCGTCCGAAGGAACCTAACTGGACCGTCTGGGCAAATGAAATTCGCCTGATGTGTGCTCAGGACGGGCGTACCCACAAACAGATCTGCGAAATGTACAGCCGGGTCAGCCGTGATCCGTTCTGGTGCCGTAATATTCTCAGCCCCTCAAAGCTCCGGGAAAAGTGGGATGAATTGTCACTGCGTTTGTCCGCACCCACCGGCGGACGTTTCGAAAACCGTGAAGATCCGATGTTCAAATCCAGCTACGGGAATGTGGATTACAGCCAGATCCCGACAGGGTTCAGGGGGTGATATGAGTCTTATGGGAGACGTTCAGAAATTCATTGAATCCCATCCGGGATGTACTTCCAGCGATATAGCGAATGCTTTTGCAGATTTCCCGCGTAAAAGCGTCCTGCAGTCGGCAAGTAAGTTACGCCAGTGCGGGCGTGTTGCTCATCGCTTTGAAGGTAAAACTCGCAGGCATTTTGCTCTTGAGACAGACATACAGCCGGATCAGGAGCCAGATATCGGGACTAAACCTGTGCGGAGCTGTTATGTCGGAACCAACGACCCGCAGGTGATTATGCATCTGATACGTCAGGCAGAAACACTGGAGTCGGGAGGGTTGTTCCGTCGTGCAGCTACGGTATGGATGGAGGCATTCCGGGAGAGTCATATCCCGTCGGAACGTAGCGCCTTTCTGGCGCGCCGTGAACGGTGTTTGCGGAAGAGCAGAAAGTATGTTGCATCAGGTAGTGAGTGGTATCTGTCAGGGAATTATGTGGGGTCTTAATGAGCAATAAATATTTCCAGGCGCTGGCAGAACTGCGCAACAAATCAGCACATGAACTGAAAGAAGTCGGCGATCAGTGGCGGACACCAGACCTGCTTTTTTGGGGCATTAATGCGATGTTCGGTCCCCTAACGCTGGATCTCTTTGCTGACGACGATAACGCTAAGTGCCCTGTGTGGTACACCGCCGATGATAACGCGCTGGTACAAGATTGGGCTGAAATGCTGGAGTCAATCGGCGGGGCCGCATTCGGTAATCCACCCTATAGCCGCTCTCAGTACCACGAGAAGCAGGCGATCACCGGCATGACCCACATCATGGATCACACAATGGCGATGCGTGAAAAGGGTGGGCGTTACGTATTCCTCATTAAAGCAGCGACAAGTGAAACGTGGTGGCCGGAAGACGCTGACCACATCATGTTTATCCGCGGTCGTATTGGTTTCGATCTCCCAGTGTGGTTTGTTCCTGCGGACAATAAGCAGAAACCCACTGGTGCTTTCTTTGCTGGCGCCATTGCAATCTTCGATAAATCCTGGCGCGGCGAGCATTTCAGCTACATCAGCCGTACCGAACTGGAAGAAAAAGGGAAGGCGTTCATGTCGCTGGTTACATTTGCCGCTTGCAAGGCCCAGCAGGCAGAAACAGTACAGCCACCTGCGCCGCTGACATTACCAGAAGTTGAATCGCGTATTTGGCCTCTCGAGGTTGGCCTGGTGTTTAACCAGGTGGAAGGCGTTGATGTATTGAGCGAGGCCCAGCAGAACAAACTGAAAGCCAACATCAATCAACTCTGGCTGGAGCGGACGGCCACCAGCGAAATCATCGCAATTGCCCGTGGCCTTGTTGGCAGCATGCAGGGGGTAACCCATGCGTGAGATTATCGTAGATAACTTTGCTGGTGGCGGTGGCGCATCAACGGGTATGGAACTGGCGATCGGGCGCAGCGTGGATATTGCGATCAACCACGACGAAAACGCCATTGCGATGCACAAGACGAACCACCCGGACACACTGCATTATTGTGAATCCGTATTTGACGTGGACCCGGTAGCCGCCACCGGAGGTAATCCAGTCGGCCTGGCGTGGTTTAGCCCGGACTGCCGACACTTCTCGAAGGCAAAAGGCGCTAAGCCTGTGAAAAAAGAGATACGCGGTCTTGCCTGGATTGTTCTGCGTTGGGCACTGGCGAAGCGACCACGTGTGATGATGCTGGAGAACGTGGAAGAGTTTAAAACGTGGGGACCGCTGCTGGCAGATGAAATGCGTCCGGATCCTGCCCGCACTGGCGAAACATTCAATGCATTTGTCGGCATGCTTTCCACTGGCATTCCTGCTGATCACCCGGCACTGGCTGAGGTTTGTGAGTTCCTGTCTATCGAAAGAGGTAGCGAGCAGGCGCAAAAGCTGGTGGATGGGCTCGGATATGATGTTGATTATCGCGAACTACGCGCGTGTGATTACGGCGCGCCGACGATCCGCAAGCGCTTCTTCATGGTTATGCGTTGCGATGGTCAACAGATTCGCTGGCCAGAACCTACTCACGGTGATCCGAAATCACTGGAAGTGCAAAGTGGTCGGCGTGCACCGTGGAGAACAGCCGCGGAGTGTATTGACTGGTCAATACCGTGTCCAAGTATTTTTGGGCGTAAGAAGCCGCTTGCTGACAATACACTGAAACGTATAGCTCGAGGGATACAGCGGTTTGTTCTAGATAATCCAACGCCTTTTATCGTGAAGTGTAACCATACCAGTAATCGTTCAAATTATGATTGTTTCCGTGGACAGGGACTGGACGAACCACTGCAGACCATTACTAAAACTCATGGTTATGCATTGGTAACGCCATTTATTGCTGGAAATGGTGGAAGTGAATACCAGGCTAAGCCGCGCCCACTTGATAAACCCGCGCATACCATTTTGAGGCAGTCCCGCGCCTGTCTGGTTGCACCGGTTATCGCACGTCAGTTCGGGGCTAGCGTTGGTCATTGTGCAGATGAACCGAGTGCGACAATTACAGCTGGTGGTGGCGGTAAATCACAACTTGTTACAGCATTTCTTGCAAAACACTTCGGCGGCAACTATTCCGGCCCCGGAGCAGCAATGGATGCTCCAGCCCATACGGTCACGACAACAGATCACCATGCGGTTGTCACTTCTCATCTTGTTCATCTTCGGGGCACATGCAGAGATGGTTTAAAAGTGGATCAGCCCGTACCGACAATCACTGCTGGTGGAATGCACCTCGGTGAAGTACGCGCCTTCCTGATGAAGTACTACGGGAACGAGAAAAGCGGAGTATCACTGTCGGAGCCTTTGGGAACAGTCACTACTAATGATCGCTTTGGACTGGTTACAGTCGAAGGTTGCAACTACCAAATCGTTGATATCGGGATGCGTATGTTACAGCCCCATGAGCTGTATCGCGCGCAGGGATTTCCGGACTGGTACGTAATTGATCAGGATTTCCGGGGAAATCGTTATGCGAAGGACAAGCAAGTTGCTCGTTGTGGTAATGCTGTTCCGCCTCCATTTGCTGAGGCACTGGTGCGCGCCAATTTGCCTGAGTTATGTGTTAACAAGCGGGAGCAAGCAGCATGATGAATTTAACTACTCGCCAGCAACATGTTCTGGATACCTTGATCAATTATCAGCGTAAGCATGGTTTTCCCCCTACAAATACCGAATTGGCAGAGCTGCTGGGATGCAGCTCTCCTAATGCTGCAGTAGACCATCTTAGGGCATTGGAGAAAAAGGGAGTGATTACGATAACCCGAGGTGTGTCGAGGGGTATCTGTATCAACACATATAACGATGACGCAGAAACTCTAGCACTGATAAAAGCACTTGTTACTGATGAAGCTGACGCCAGAGAACGGGCCATCACATTTCTTCAGGGAAAGGGGATAACGCTATGAAATTGGCCCTGCCATTTCCACCGAGCGTAAACACTTACTGGCGTCATCCCAACAAAGGACCGTTTGCCGGAAAGAGCCTGATAAGTGTGGCGGGACGCAAATTCCGGAGCGCAACGTGTGCCGCCATCATTGAACAACTTCGCCGATTGCCGAAACCGACATCAACCTATGCAGCGGTAGAAATCATCCTGTATCCGCCAGATAAGCGGATCAGGGATTTGGACAATTACAACAAAGCGCTGTTCGACGCACTGACTCACGCAGGAGTCTGGGAGGACGACAGCCAGGTAAAGAGAATGCTGGTGGAGTGGGGACCAGTTTTCCCGAAGGGGAAGGTAGAAATCACGATCACGAAATTTGAAACAGGGGCGGGTGCAGCCGCCTGAAAATGGAGAAAGAAGCATGAATAATTTAATGGTCATTGATGGTATCGAAGTTCGCCGCGACGTTCATGGGCGCTATTGTCTTAACGATTTACACCGGGCTGCTGGTGGAGAGCAGAAATATCGTCCGAAATACTGGCTTGATAATAAGCAAACCCGTGACCTGATTGAGCAACTTTTCACCGAGGGCGGAATTCCACCCTCGGAACAAAATCAATCTGTTAGCTTTTTTCAGGGCGGTAGTGATACCCGAAGTTTGGTACGTGCTCCAGTAAATACTGTTCGCGGTGGTGCTGAACAAGGTACATACGTATGCAAAGAATTGGTGTTTGCTTATGCAATGTGGATCAGCCCGTCTTTCCATCTCAAGGTGATCCGTACGTTCGATCGGATTTCCAGTGTGCCACAAACATCTTCTGGTATGGCTGCCGATAAGATGCAGGCGGGGGTGATTCTGCTGGGTTTTATGCGCAAAGAGTTAAACCTGTCCAATTCATCGGTACTGGGCGCGTGTCAGAAACTCCAGGAGGCAGTGGGACTACCTAACCTGGCGCCACAATATGCCATTGATGCTCCGGCGGGCGCGCTGGATGGTTCAAGCCGCCCGACGCTGGCACTGAGCGCGCTGTTAAAACAGCATGGTATCCGGATGACGGCTAATCAGGCGTATCAGCAGTTAGCAAAGCTGGGTGTTGTTGAATATCGTGAGCGTTACAGTCGCTCCGCGATTAACGGCATTAAAAAATTCTGGTCGCTGACGGCGAAAGGCTGCATGTTTGGCAAAAACATCACCAGCCCGGCAAACCCTCGCGAGACGCAGCCGCATTTCTTCGAGTCCAAATTTCCTGAGCTGCTGAAGCTGCTCGATACCGTTCATTGAGGTGATCGTGAGAGCGTTACTGACCCCTGAAATTGCTCCTCGTATGGGCGTTGTATTGTTCAGGCCGGGATCGGAACTGATGCCCCTGTTTATGCAGGGGCGTGTTCTGCTTGAACCAGAGCCGGAGCAATATTCATCTTTCGCCTGCGGCGCGGTCCCGGCGGTATCACAGCCGCTGGCGGATGATCCTGCTGTTCGTGATGTGTTCTGTAATGAGTCGGTTATCTATCGTGCTGGTGGTCTGGATAGTCTGGAAAGCTGGCTACTCCGGGGGAATGGCTGTCAGTGGCCGCATTCAGACTGGCACAGCGAACAGATGACAACCATGCGCCACGCTCCGGGGGCAATCCGACTGTGCTGGCACTGCGATAACCTGCTGCGCGAACAGTTTACGGAACGGCTGAAATCAATAGCTGTGGAGAACACGACAAAATGGGTTTTATCGGTTGTTTGTCGTGATCTGGGTTTTGACGATATGCACGCAGTTACTCTCCCGGAACTGTGCTGGTGGATGGTACGCAATGACCTGGCAGAAGTCTTGCCGGAGAGCGCTGCGAGAAAAGCATTAAGGATGCCGAAGGCAATTGTCCAGTCAGCTACCCGTGAAAGTGAAATTGTTCCCTCGATGCCGGCCACCAGCATTGTACAGGATAAGGCGAAAAAGGTACTGGCGCTCAGGGTTGATCCGGAATCGCCGGAAAGCTTCATGTTACGTCCGAAACGCCATCGATGGGTCAATGAGAGATATACCCGCTGGGTTAAATCCCAGCCGTGCGCCTGCTGCGGGAAGCAGGCGGATGATCCGCACCACCTGATAGGCCACGGTCAGGGAGGGATGGGAACAAAGGCGCATGACCTCTTTGTGCTGCCGTTGTGCAGAACGCATCATAATGAGTTACATGCGGACACCGTGGCATTCGAAGAGAAATACGGCTCTCAACTGGAGTTGATATTTCGTTTTATCGATCGCGCGCTGGCAATTGGCGTGCTGGCGTAAATGGAGAACGCTTAATGATTAATCCTTCTGAAGTTGGTAAGTCTGGTGAAATGGTTCGCCTCCGGACTCTTGAAAGTATCTGGATACAAGGCAAGCTTCGAATGTGGGGGCGCTGGTCATATATTGGTGGTGGTAGTGGTGGGAATATGTTTAACCAGCTTCTGTCATCCGGGAAGATAACTAAAACCGCTATTAACGACGCTCTTCGTCGGATGAAAAAATCTGGCATTACTAAGCCAGAGCTGGAGGCCTTTCTACGTGAAATACTCGACAGCAAAAATAAGTCAGGATTAGCATTTTGTTCTGACGAGGAGGGATTGAAAATAGACGGTGTTATTGGCACCACTCTGGTTAGAGAAGGTCATTCAGGACTTTACAGCATCATAGTGAATCGATATCGCCTGCGTAAGAGCAAACGCCTTATGGCTGAAGAACTACAGGTAAAACACCCGGAATGGTGTTATATGACTTGCCGCCGACGTATTGACTCCTGGCTAAGTCTTGCCGAATCCATGCTATACGCGCCAATGTGTGACAAATTTGGCACAAATAGCGACAGATTTTACTTGAAAAGTGAGCCAGTAAATGATTGAATTGTGATAGGCTCGGGACGGTAAAGCGAACTGAGCAACACGCACAAGCCCGCCACTGAGCGGGTTTTTTTGTACCTGAAACATCACAAAACAGAAAAATGCGTTGGTATCCCTAAAAAAATCTTTTTATCATTTTTGGTGGTTGGACAAAAACGTATATCTACGATCCAACGAGGGAATCATTATTAAATGAATGAGTTCATAGGATGTTTTGGGATATCAGTATGATGAAAAAAATACTAATCACAGCGATCGGTTTTAGTATAGTTGGTTGCGCAGGGATGAAATTACCCGACTATACACAAGTAAAATCAAGCCCGTATTATGCTGAGTGTCGTGAGTTTGCAATGGGTGTTTATAAAAACGATGGCTATAGTAAGTTGGGCAATACGGTTATTCTGAGCATGGATGATGCTAAGGCAAGATATATCGTGACGGGATGTGTAGTAGCTATGGGGAAAAATAACATAGAGGAAGTTAAATCAGACCTCTCAAGCAAGGGCGTGTCTTTTGGAATGGTGAGTGGTGCTTGCTATAATGCAGCGTGTAAAGTTGATACCGAACAACAAATGAAAGCCTACACACTTGGAAGCTATTACGCTGCAACTAAGAAATTCCCCGGTCAGATGAAAGCAGAATTTTAAGGCAACCTGGAAAACCCGCATTGCGCGGGTTTTTGTATCCGAAACTACCTGGCATTTCGCAGATAGTCATAACTGCTGGAAGAGTACAAATCGCTCAGGCGTTACTTCACTGTTTCAGCATCTATACCTTACACCTATGTCTGGGAATATAAACCTGTTCAGTTTTACCCAGGAAAACATCCATGTGAAAAACCAGCTGATATGCTGCTGCAAATTATTAATGCCAGCAGTAAACCCGCCGATCTTGTTGCTGATTTTTTCATGGGCTCCGGTTCAACCGTAAAGGCAGCGCTGTTATCAGGGCGGCGTGCGATTAGCGTTGAACTGGAAACAGAAAGGTTTAGTCAGACGGTCAGTGAGGTAGAGGCTTTGGCAAAACGTTAAAGGTCTCACAATGTGAGCCTGATCGGGCTAAAGGCTCACATTCCGATCGCCTACAGGTGATCTCCTTCCCCTCATTTCTGAGAGGACTCACATAACAAGAGGGGGCTTAATGTCCGAACCTGTATCCAGTGCGACAGTGTTGGCTGGTGGATTAATGGGGGCCAGTGTATTCGGTCTGGCGACCGGAACCGATTATGGTGTGGTATTCGGTGCTTTTGCCGGCGCGGTGTTTTATGTCGCCACGGCAACCAACATCGGACGCATCAGGCTGGTCGCTTATTTTATAACATCATTTATTGTGGGAGTGCTTGGCGCCGGGCTGATAGGTACTAAGCTTGCGGCAATAACGCATTATGAAAAACCACTGGATGCTCTTGGCGCAGTGATTATTTCTGCAATGTGTATAAAGTTTCTCACTTTTCTTAACAGTCAGGATCTGAACAGCCTGTTCAGTATTCTTTCTCGTATCAGGGGAGGGGGATCAAATGGTAGCAAATGACCCTTCTGCAGTTCTGAATGCCGTAATTTGTGGGGTAATAGTAATCGTTCTGATGTTTTACCGACGCGGTGATGCGGCACACCGCCCCCTGATTTCGTTACTGGCCTATGTCATGGTGCTGGTATATGCCAGCGTCCCTTTCCGGTTTGTTTTTGGTTTATATGAATCATCCCACTGGCTGGTGGTGATGGTGAATATCCTTATCTGCGCCGCTGTGCTGTGGGCTCGCGGTAATGTGGCGCGTCTGGTCGATGCACTGAGGCACTGATGGATCAACAACAATTTCAGCAGGCGGCTGGTATCAGCGCCGGGCTTTCTGCGCGCTGGTTTTCGCACATTGATGCGGCAATGAGCGAATTCGGTATTACTGCGCCACTGGATCAGGCCATGTTTATTGCACAAACGGGACATGAATCAGCAGGATTTACTGTTCTGAAGGAAAGCTTCAATTATTCGGTGGAGGCGCTGAAAAAGACGTTTGGTAAACGCCTTACGCCTTATCAGTGCGAAATGCTGGGGCGTATTGATGGTCGCCAGGTTGCCTACCAGCCACAAATAGCCAATCTGGTTTACGGTGGTCGCATGGGGAACAAAGACGCCGGAGATGGCTGGAAGTATCGCGGGCGTGGGCTTATCCAGATTACCGGGCTGGAGAATTACACCAGATGTGGCGTTGCCATGAAACTGGATCTGGTGGCGAATCCGGGACAGCTTGAGCTGGAACGTCATGCCGCCCGATCCGCAGCGTGGTTTTTTGTGACTAAAGGGTGTCTGAAATACTCCGGCGACATGGTACGCGTTACGCAGATAATCAACGGAGGACAGAACGGTATTGGTGATCGGCGGGAGCGCTTTGAGAAAGCAAAATCGGTGCTCGTATGATAGTACTGCTGAAATTGCTTAAAAAATTCTGGAAGCCATTAGCAGAAATACTGCTGGTGGCTTTTTTGTTATGTGCTGGTGCGTACTGGTGTTATTCACGAGGTTATCAGAAGGCAGATTCATCCTGGAAATTCCAGTGGGCGCAACGAGACCTTACCGATGCGACCGCCGCATTGCAGCAAGAAGTAACCGAAAGAGCGAAAGAGCAGCGTCGCCAGCACGCCGCAGATGAAGAACGGAAAAGAGCCGATGAAGAACTGGCAAAAATACAGGCCGATGCTGATGCTGCTGAGCGTGCTCGCGGTGGGCTGCAACAGCAGCTCGCAGCAGTACAACGGCAACTTGCAGGAAGTGAAACCGGCAGGCTTTCCGCTCTTGCCGCAGCAAGCCAGGCAAAAGCCGAGACCGGAATACTGCTCGCCCAGTTGCTTGGCGAAGCTGACGATCTGGCGGGAAAGTTCGCAAAAGAGGCTGATGAGCGTTATGTCGCCGGAAGCACATGCGAACGTACCTGGGACAAAGTGACCGGGCAGAACTGAAACCTGATAACAAGGAAAATTAATGAAGGCAAAATTATTCGTACTGGCCCTGGTATGTGTGTCCCTCGCCGGTTGTACAACGCTTTATTATCGGTAATGACTATGCGCCGTATATTAGCCACCGCTGCAGCACTTTGTCTTGGCGGCTGCATTACTGTGTATGGTCCGGTTAAAACAGGAGGGCAGCAACAGCAGGACAGCCAGGCCGGGCAGCAGCCAGGGATGAGCGAACAGATATCGACCTCATTCATCGGTAACCGTAAACCGGATGAGTTGCTGAATGCCGTGGCGCTGTATTTCAGGGAGAAGGCCATCACAGCCAGTGTTAATGACCAGACCACAGGGATTATCGCCGGTACCGGGGATGACCAGGAACTGAGCTCGTTGTATCTGGACTGTTCACTGTTACCGCAGACACAAAATATACAGGAGCATTACCGTATCGTCGCGCAGGTCTGGAGTGCCGGTGAAGGCAGTAATGTTTCGGTAATGGTGACAGGCACTGCCGGACTGGATACTGCCGACGGTAACGATAAGGTGAAGCCGGTTGAGTGTAAAAGTACCGGGATATTTGAGAAGGATTTGCTGGAACGGTTACGTAAGTAAGCATTACAGCAGGGGCTAATCCGTGGGAGGACATTAATCTTTACGGGTCCTTTCCGGCAGTCAGGGACATTACGGGGCGGCAGCGTCGCAGGATTTCACTCCTTATGAAAATTTTCAGGGAAAAGCCAGATCCGTTCTTCTTATCGTTTATTTCCTGTTTTTAAAGGTTTTTTTAGAAAAAAGAAAGGATCTGCTGGATAACGTTTTTAGTTAAAAACGAAGATCGCAGATCCTTTCCTGTTTCCGGGAGACTTTTCCATGAACGTGAACAAAAAAAAACTGGCTGAAATTTTTGGTTGTGACGTCAGAACTGTCACAGCCTGGCAAAGCCAGGGGCTGCCACTTGTTTCCGGAGGAGGAAAAGGTAACGAAGCAGTGTTCGACACCGCGGCAGCGATTTCATGGTACGCGGAGCGTGATGCGTCTATTGAAAATGAAAAGCTGCGTAAAGAGGTTGATGATTTACGTGCCGCTGCGGAATCAGATCTTAATCCCGGCACCATCGACTATGAGCGCTACCGCCTGACAAAAGCCCAGGCGGATGCGCAGGAACTTAAAAATGCTGAGCGCGAAGGGCTGGTTCTTGAGACCGAACTGTTCACCTACATCCTGCAACGGGTGGCTCAGGAAATAGCAGGGATACTGTCAAGGGTACCGCTGGTATTACAGCGCAAATATCCTGATCTGTGCCAGTCGCACATCGATGTGGTCAGAACGGAAATCGCCAGGGCGTCAGGCAGGGCCGCCACGATAGCGGATGTGGAGAAGTGGACCGATGATTTCCGGAGAGCGCAGGGCGAATAATGCCAACAGAGCCATAACTAACGGGCTGATAGCGCTTCATATTCCCGTACCGCTTACCACCGTGCAGTGGGCTGATAAGTATTACTATCTGCCAAAAGAGTCCTCCTACACCCCCGGCAAATGGGAAACGCTGCCGTTTCAGGTAGCGATAATGAACGCGATGGGGTATGAACTGATCCGCGTTGTAAACCTCATTAAGTCTGCCCGCGTGGGCTATACCAAAATGTTGCTGGGGGTGGAAGGCTATTTCATAGAGCACAAGTCGCGCAACAGCCTGCTGTTCCAGCCGACCGACTCATCCGCTGAGGATTTTATGAAATCCCACGTGGAGCCGACTATCAGGGATGTTCCTGTATTGCTGGAGCTGGCCCCCTGGTTCGGGCGTAAACATCGTGATAACACGCTCACCCTGAAACGCTTTTCTTCCGGTGTCGGGTTCTGGTGCCTCGGCGGTGCAGCAGCCAAAAACTACCGTGAAAAATCGGTGGATGTGGTCTGCTATGACGAATTGTCATCTTTTGAGCCGGATGTCGAGAAAGAAGGTTCGCCGACGCTGCTGGGGGATAAACGTATTGAAGGTTCTGTCTGGCCTAAATCCATTCGGGGCTCCACACCAAAAGTCAAAGGGTCATGCCAGATTGAAAAGGCGGCAAATGAATCGGCGCATTTTATGCGTTTTCATGTACCGTGTCCGCACTGTGGCGAAGAACAGTACCTTAAATTCGGTGATGGCAGTACGCCGTTCGGTCTGAAATGGGAGAAAAGCAAGCCGGAGACGGTGTATTACCTTTGTGAACATAATGGATGCGTGATCCGTCAATCGGAACTTGATCAGAAAGCAGGCCGCTGGATTTGCGATAACACAGGCATGTGGACACGCGATGGACTGGCTTATTTCAGCGCGTCCGGTGAGGAGGTTCCGCCGCCACGATCCATTACCTTTCATATCTGGACGGCTTACAGTCCCTTTACCACCTGGATACAGATTATTTATGACTGGCTGGATGCGCTGAAAGATCCAAATGGTGTGAAAACCTTTATAAACACCACGTTGGGCGAGCCTTATGAAGAGGCGGTGGCCGAAAAACTCAGCCATGAGCTTTTGCTGGAAAAAGTGATTCATTATGCGGCGCCGGTTCCGGAGCGGGTGGTGTATCTGACCGCTGGTATCGACTCCCAGCGTAACCGTTATGAAATGTATGTCTGGGGCTGGGCGCCGGGCGAAGAGGCTTTCCTTATTGATAAGCAAATTATCATGGGACGGCATGATGATGAAGATACCCTGCAGCGTGTGGATGCCGTCATTAATAAAAAATATCGTCATGCTGACGGGACGGATATTTCCATTTCCCGTATCTGCTGGGATATCGGCGGTATCGATGCAGAAATCGTCTATAAACGCTCAAAAAAACACGGCATTTTCCGCGTGCTGCCTGTCAAAGGGGCCTCCGTTTACGGAAAACCCGTTATTACCATGCCTAAAAAACGCAACCAGAGCGGGGTATTCCTGTGCGAAATCGGTACTGATACTGCCAAAGAAATGCTTTACGCCAGAATGGGGGCGGTTACTGCGCCTGCCGACGAAGCCACGCCTTATGCGATCCGCTTTCCGGATAATCCGGATGTTTTTACGGAGGTGGAAGCGAAGCAACTGGTAGCCGAAGAGCTGGTGGAGAAACTGGTTAACGGAAAATTCCGGCTGTTATGGGATGCCAAAGGACGTCGTAACGAAGCGCTGGATTGTCTTGTCTATGCCAGTGCAGCGTTACGGGTGTCTGTGCAGCGCTGGCAACTGGATCTGGAGGCGCTGGCGACATCAAGGAAAAGCGAAGAGCAGGATACCCCGACACTTGAACAACTGGCCGCAATGCTGGCAGGAGGAGTTAATGGCAACAATCACTGAGCTACAGGAAGCCCGCGTCGCGCTGCATGACCTGATGACGGGAAAACGGGTGGCGACGGTTCAGAAAGACGGGCGACGGGTTGAATTTACCGCGACATCGGTAGGGGATCTGAAAAAATATGTCGCGGAACTTGAGGCGTCACTGTGCAATGGTCGCCGCCGGGCACCTGTGGGGGTGAGACTGTGAAGCGCACCCCGGTTCTGGTGGATGTTCACGGCACGCCGCTGCGGGAAAGTCTGGGATACACCGGCGGGGGGATCGGTTTCGGCGGACAGATGGCTGACTGGATGCCCCCGGCGGAAAGCGTGGATGCCGCGCTGCTGCCTTCGTTGCGCCTCGGCAATGCGCGGGCTGATGATCTGGTCCGTAATAATGGTATTGCAGCAAATGCGGTGGCGCTGCACAAGGATCATATTGTCGGACACCTGTTTCTTATCAGCTATCGTCCAAACTGGCGCTATCTTGGTATGCGTGAGAGCGCAGCGAAGAGTTTTGTGGATGAGGTTGAAGCTGCATGGACAGAATATTGCGATGGTATTTTTGGCGAAATGGATGCCGAGGGGAAGCGTACTTTTACAGAGTTCATCCGTGAAGGCGTGGGCGTTCACGCCTTTAATGGTGAAATTTTTCTCCAGCCTGTCTGGGACGCTGAAACCACGCAGGTTTTCCGTACCCGATTCAAGGCTGTCAGTCCGAAACGGGTGGACACACCGGGGTATGCCCGCGGAAACCGCCAGCTTCGCGCAGGAGTGGAAACGGACCGGAATGGAAAAGCCCTCGCCTATCATGTCTGTGATGATGACTGGCCGGTGGCTGGTGGGGAACGCTGGACCCGTATTCCTCGTTTTCTGCCGTCCGGACGACCCGCGATGTTACATATTTTCGAGCCGGTTGAGGACGGACAGACGCGCGGTGCCAATCAGTTTTACAGTGTGATGGAGCGGCTGAAGATGCTTGATACCCTGCAGGCAACGCAGCTTCAGTCCGCGATTGTCAAAGCCATGTACGCCGCCACGATCGAAAGCGAACTCGATTCCGAGAAAGCCTTTGAATACATCACGGCGGCAGATAACAAAGATACGCCCCTTGTTAACATGCTCGCAAATTATGCCCGCTATTACAGTACCAACAGTATCAAACTGGGAGGTGTAAAAATTCCCCACCTGTACCCGGGTGATGAGCTGAATCTGCAGACTGCGCAGGATTCCGATAATGGCTTTTCGGCGCTGGAGCAGGCGCTGCTCCGGTATATTGCCGCCGGGCTGGGGGTCTCTTATGAGCAGCTTTCGCGTGATTATTCTCAGGTCAGCTATTCCAGCGCCCGCGCATCTGCCAATGAGTCCTGGCGCTATTTCCTGGGGCGGCGCCGGTTCATTGCCGGACGGCTGGCGACACAAATGTTTTCCTGCTGGCTGGAGGAGGCGCTGATACGGGGAGTTATCCGGGCACCCCGGGCCAGGTTTTCCTTCTGGGAGGCCCGATCCAGCTGGAGCCGATCGGAGTGGATTGGTGCCGGACGTATGGCGATTGACGGACTCAAGGAGGTTCAGGAAGCCGTGATGCGTATTGAGGCCGGGCTGAGTACCTATGAAAAAGAACTCGCCATTATGGGCGAGGATTACCAGGAGATATTCCGCCAGCAGGTCAGGGAATCCGAAGAACGGCGGACAGCCGGACTTTCGCGTCCGGTATGGATCACCGATACCTATCAACAACAGATCGCGGCGAGCCGTCAGACGGAGGAGGAAAAGCGTGCAACGTAATCTCCCGCACATCATCAGCCAGGCAACCAGTGCTCCGTTGCTGCTTGAACCCGCCTATGCGCAGGTTTTCTTTTGCGCGCTGGGCAGGGAGTCAGGCATTAACAGCCTGCACATTCCCGGTAATAACGAAAGTCTGGATCAGTCGGATATGGCACTGGTCACAGGCGATTTTATGGCGACCGGAAAGCCGCAGGCACGTTTTTATCAGGTAGTGAACGGTATTGCGGTATTACCCGTGACCGGAACACTGGTTCATAAACTCGGCGGAATGCGTCCCTTTTCAGGGATGACCGGATATGACGGTGTCACTGCCCGGCTACAACAGGCGGTTTCAGATCCGGAGGTAAAAGGCATTCTGCTGGATATTGACAGTCCCGGCGGTCAGGCTGCCGGGGCGTTTGACTGTGCTGACATGATTTACCGGATGCGCGAACAGAAACCTGTCTGGGCACTGGCAAATGAAACAGCCTGTTCGGCGGCCATGTTGCTGGCGGCAGCCTGTTCGCACCGCCTTGTGACCCAGACGTCCAGAATGGGATCAATTGGTGTGGTGATGGCGCATACCAGCTACGCCGAAAAACTGAAACAGGAAGGGATCGATATCACCCTTATCTATTCTGGCGCACACAAGGCTGATCTGACGCCCAGCCAGAAATTACCGGAAAGCGTCTATGCCGACTACCAGCAGCGAATGGACGAGGCCAGAAAGATGTTTGCAGAAAAAGTGGCCCGGTACACAGGGTTGTCTGTCGATGCGGTAATGGCGACGGAGGCGGCAGTGTATGACGGGCAGGCCATTATCACTACCGGACTGGCAGATGGAATGGTGAATGCTGCTGACGCCATCGGCGTGATGGCAGAAGCTATCAACAGTAACAAGACAGGAGGCACTATGCCTGAATTAAGTGCAGCTGACGCTGTCACGCAGGAAAACCAGCGCGTAATGGGAATTCTGGGTTGCCCGGAGGCCAGGGGGCATGAGGCACTGGCACAGATGCTGGCCGGGCAGCCGGGAATGAGCGTTGCTCAGGCGAAGTCTATTCTGGCTGCCGCCGCGCCGGCGGACACGACCAGCACCGCTGACCGTATCCTTGCCCTGGAAGAAGCTGGTGGTCGGGAAACACTCGCACAGACACTGGCGGCCATGCCAGAGATGACGGTGGAACAGGCCAGAACCATTCTGGCAGCATCGCCGATCGCTGCGGCAACGTCACTTCATGATGCCGTGATGGCGCTTGATGAGGCGAAAGGCCGTGAAGAGTTGGCGGAAAAACTGGCTGTCATGCCTGGTATGACCACAGATCAGGCCCGTGACCTGCTGGCTGCCGCGCCGGACAAATCCGGTAATGCGGGGCTGAGCATGAACAACGCATTTGATGCTTTCATGCAGTCTCATTCCCCGGGCCCCATATCCGGCGGCAAAGGCCACAGTAATGATACCGAAACGACGTTGTTGATGAGTATTCCCGGTACTTCAGCCACCTGATAAGGAGACAGTATGTCATTTACCACCACTATTGAGAAACGTGCGGATAACCGCATTTTCGCCGGTAACGATCCGGCACATACCGCAACGGGAGTCAGCGGTATAACGGCGGCCACACCGATGCTGACGCCCCTGATGCTGGATGATACCACCGGGAAACTGGTGGCCTGGGACGGGCAGAAGGCCGGAACGGCAGTCGGGGTTCTGGCCCTTGAGCTGGACGGGTCGGAAAACCTGCTGACGTACTGGAAGAGCGGCACCTTTGCCACAGAATCACTGGCATGGCCGAAGAGTGTGGATGCCATTAAGCAGGCAAATGCATTCGCCGGAAGCGCCGTCAGTCACGCCGCTTTACCTTAATAAGAAGGCCGCGAAGCGGCCTTTATCGTATTTAACGTCCGGAGGACACCATTTATGGGATTGTTTACCACCCGCCAGTTGCTGGGTTATACCGAGCAGAAAGTTAAATTTAACCCACTCTTCCTGAGCCTGTTTTTTCGCCGTACTGTGACATTTCCTACCCAGGAAGTCATGCTGGACAAAATTACCGGAAAAACACCGATTGCCGCTTATGTATCTCCGGTGGTAGGAGGGAAGGTTCTGCGTAACCGCGGCGGGGAAACGCGCGTACTGCGTCCGGGGTATGTCAAACCGAAGCATGAAGTTAACTATGCGCAGGTTGTTGAGCGTCTGCCGGGTGAAGACCCGGCCAGGCTTAACGATCCGGCCTACCGTCGTCTGCGCATTCTGACCGATAACCTGAAGCAGGAAGAGAAGGCCATCGTCCAGGTGGAGGAGATGCAGGCCGTCAGTGCGGTGCTGAACGGGAAATACACCATGCAGGGCGAGCAGTTTGACACCGTGGAGGTGGATTTTGGTCGCTCCGCCGGGAATAACATTATTCAGGCCACAGGTAAAAAATGGTCAGAGCAGGACAGGGAAACCTTTGACCCGACTTATGATCTGGATATGTACTGCGACCAGGCATCCGGTCTGATCAATATTGCCGTGATGGACGGGAAAGTCTGGCGTCTGCTGAACGGTTTTAAGCTGTTCCGTGAAAAACTGGATACACGCCGCGGTTCAAATTCTCAGCTGGAAACGGCGGTGAAGGACCTTGGGGCTGTGGTGTCGTTCAAGGGGTATTACGGAGATTTGGCCATTGTGGTGGCTAAAACATCCTATGTTGCTGATAACGGGACCGAAAAGCGTTACCTGCCTGAAGGGACTCTGGTTCTGGGAAATACGGCGGCAGAAGGTATCCGCTGCTATGGTGCCATTCAGGATTCACAGGCGCTCGCGGAGGGTATTGTTTCCGCCACCCGTTATCCCAAACACTGGCTGACGGTGGGGGACCCGGCGAATGAATATACCATGACGCAGTCTGCGCCGCTGATGGTCCTGCCGGACCCGGATGAGTTTGTCATTGTCACTGTCGGTTAAGCATCCCAAAAGGCCTGATTCAGGCCTTTATTGTTACAAATTGCAGGAGGATCTTTTATGGCAACAAAAGAAGAGAATATACAGCGTCTGCGGGAGCTTGCGACGCGGCTTGGTCGTGATCCGGATGTGTCCGGGAGCGCCGCTGAACTCAGCCAGCGTGTCATGGAATGGGAAGAGGAAGCGGAGGCGGAGCATTTGCCTGCTGTGGAAAATGACAGTGATGAATCCATAGTGCCGCCCGGGATCGGGCAAAGATCCGAACGGGTACTTATCAGGGCGCTTCGTACACTACACATCTGCGCCATCGATCCGGACAGTAACCGGGAACTGGATATGGTTATGGCGGGAAACCCGGCGCGTATTTCGCAACACGATGTGGACGAGCTGATTGCTGCAGGACTTATTATTGAACTGTAAGGGTGGCGATATGTCGCAGTCCGAAAACCTGTTTGATACCGCGATTTCTCAGGCTGATGATGCCATCCTCCGGGTGATGGGAACGGTAGCAACAATAACCTCCGGCGTTCTGGCAGGGGCCACGCTTACGGGCGTATTTGACGATCCTGAAAGTGTGTCGTATGCCGCCGGAGGTGTCCGGATTGAGGGGGACAAGCCTACATTTTTTGTCAAAACATCCCTGACAGTCCATCTGAAGCGCCCGGACACACTAACCATTCTCGGTGACACCTTCTGGGTGGATCGCATCACTCCGGCTGGTGGAGACAGCAGTATTATTCTACTGGGCAGGGGGGAGCCGCCGACGGATAACCGGCGCAGGACGGGAGGAATGTTTGAAAGGGCTTGAAAATGCGATCCGGAATCTGAACAGCCTTGACCGGCAGATGGTTCCCCGGGCCAGTATCTGGGCTGTGAATCGCGTGGCGCAGAAAGCTGTTTCAGTGGCAACCCGTAAGGTGGCGCGGGAGACTGTCGCCGGAGATAACCAGGTAAGAGGACTTCCGCTGAAGCTGGTTCGCCAGAGGGTGAGGTTATTTAAAGCCGGTACAGACGGTAAACGCTCTGCCCGGATACGGATTAACCGGGGAAACCTTCCCGCCATAAAGTTGGGCGCTGCACAGGTCAGGATGAGCAAACGGAGGGGAAAACTGCTGTATCGTGGAAGTGTGCTGAAAATCGGGCCATATCTGTTCCGGGATGCCTTTATTCAGCAACTGGCTAACGGACGCTGGCATGTTATGCGACGCGTTAACGGGAAAAACCGTTATCCAATTGATGTAGTGAAAATTCCTCTTTCCGGACCATTGACTCAGGCATTCGAAAGCGCCACACAAAGCTTGATTGACGAGGAAATACCGAAGCAACTGGGGTATGCCCTGAAACAACAACTGAGGCTTTATCTTTCGCGATGAGCAAACACACATTAATCCGCCGGGCCGTTCTGGAAAAGCTGGAATCCGTGACTGGCGCACCTGTCACTCTTTTTGATGGACTTCCTGCTTTCGTAGAACAGGAAGATTTACCCGCAATAGCTGTCTGGCTGACAGACGCACAGTATACAGGCCTTATGACCGATGAGGATGACTGGCAGGCTACTCTCCATACGGCAGTTTTTCTGAGGGCTCAGGCTCCTGATACAGAGCTTGATATCTGGATGGAAGAAAAAATCTTTCCTGCGCTGGAAGAGGTTAGTGGTCTGGAGCGCCTTATCGATACCATGACCCCGCTGGGTTATGACTACCAGCGTGACAGCGAAATGGCAACATGGGGGATGGCAGAAATTACTTACCGGATCACCTATACCAACTGAGGAGGATATGATGGGAACACCAAACCCACTGGTAAAAACGAAAGGCGCCGGAACCACATTCTGGCTGTATACCGGCAGCGGCGATGCGTTTAAAAATCCACTGGCTGATGATGACTGGCTGCGACTGGCAGGTATTAAGGATCTGCAGCCCGGAGAAATGAGTGCAGATGCGGAAGACGATGACTATCTTGATGATGAAAATGCCGACTGGAAAAGCACTACGCAGGGGCAGAAAAGCGTCGGTGACACCACGGCCACGCTGGCCTGGAAACCCGGTGAGACCGGACAGAAAAAACTGGTTGAGCTGTTTGACACCGGCGAAGTTCGCGCCTTCCGTATCAGGTATCCTAACGGGACGGTTGATGTGTTCCGCGGCTGGCTGAGTTCACTGGGTAAAACCGTGACGTCCAAAGAGGTGATGACACGCAGCGTAAAAATCACCGGCGTCGGGCGTCCTTCTCTTGCGGAGGAGGATACACCTGACGTAGTCAGCGTATCCGGCGTGACCGTTGCGCCGGCCAGTGCCACGGTGGCTGCCGGAGCCACCACCACGCTGACATTTACGGTAAAACCTGATAACGCGTCAGATAAAACGCTGCAGGTTGCGACCGCCGATCCGCTGATCGCCACCGTTACGCTGAAGGATAATGTGGCCACGGTTAAAGGCGTGAAGGCGGGCAGCGTGAATATTGTTGGTATCAGCAGTGACGGCAGTCTTGTCGCGGTGGCAGCAGTGACAGTGACGGCGTCATAACCCTCTCTTATCAGTCCGCCCCGGTTCCGGGGCTTCTATGGAAAATCATCATGTTTCTCAATACAGACACCTTTAACTACGGTGGGCATTCCATCGTGCTCAGTGAGCTTTCTGCCCTGCAACGTGTGGATTATCTGAAGTTTATTCAGCAGCGGACGGCAGACTATGACGCACAGCCTGAAACCCTGACGGAAGCAGAGCGTCAGACAGAATTTATGCAGATGGGGGTGGATATTAATGCATGGCTGGTATCCCGCTCCCTGTGTGAAAGCAAAAAAGAGGAGGAGGCCCGCGCCCTGTATGAGTCCGTCAGACTGGAATGGTCTTATGAGGCGCTGGGACGTGGCGCTGATATGGTTCTGTCCCTGAGTGGTATGCGTCTTCCGGCATCGCAGGAAGACGACAGCGGGAGTGAAAAGGACACGACCACGCCGGAAAAGTCCTGAACCGGGAGCTGGCGTTTGTGATGCGGCTCGCGCGTGAGTTCCGGCGACCAGACTGGCGGCAGATGCTGGCGGAAATGAGTGCGACAGAGCTGGGTGAGTGGGCGGAGCATTTCGGGAAGAACAGCTTCAGTGACATGTTGCTGGATGCGGAGTTTGCAACGCTGAAATCGCTGATTTCCGGACTGGTTACAGGCACGCATCACGATGCAGAAATGTTCAGCTTGATCACTGATCCTGAGTCGTTGCACGAAAAAACGGATGATGAACTGATGATCCTGGGCGAAGGTATTACCGGAGGTGTCCGCTATGGACCAGATAGCGAACCTGGTCATTGATTTAAGTATCGACAGCGCAGAGTTCCGAAACGAAGTTCCGCGCATTAAAAAATTGCTGAACGATGCGGCTGGTGACTCAGAACGTTCAGCGGCCCGGATGCAGCGTTTTCTGGATAAGCAGACGGAGGCGACGCGCCGGACGTCCGCCAGTCTGGAGCAAGTGACTGCCAGCAGTACCGCGTACAGTTCCTCTGTGGAGAAAAGCGCAGCGGCCAGTACGCGTCTGGCGGCGGATGTGGATCAGACGCGACAGCGGGTGGAGGCACTGGGAAGGAAACTGCGTGAGGAACAGGCGCAGTCAGCGGCTGTGGCGGCAGCACAGGACAGGACAAGTGCTGCTTTTTACCGCCAGATTGACAGTGTAAAACAGTTAAGCGGTGGTCTGCAGGAGCTGCAGCGTATCCAGGCGCAGGTACGACAGGCGAAAGGACGCGGAGATATCTCACAGGGCGACTATCTGGCGCTGGTGTCTGAAACCGCCAGGAAGACCCGTGAGCTTACCGATGCCGAAGCGCTGGCCACGCAGAAAAAAGCACAGTTTATACGCCGCCTGAAAGAGCAGACGACGGTACAGGGCCTCACCCGTGCCGAGCTGCTGCGGGTGAAGGCGGCTGAACTGGGTGTCAGCAGCGCCGCAGATATTTATATCCGTAAACTGGAGCGTACCGGAACTGCCACCCATACGCTAGGACTGAAAAGCGCTGCTGCCCGTCGTGAACTGGGCGTGCTGGCTGGTGAGCTGGCCCGTGGGAATTTCGGGGCACTGCGGGGAAGTGGTATCACGCTCGCTAACCGCGCCGGGTGGATCGAGCAACTGATGTCTCCGAAGGGCATGATGCTCGGCGGGCTGGTTGGCGGCGTGGCTGCTGCTGTTTACGGGCTGGGCAAGGCCTACTATGAAGGAGCTAAAGAAAGCGAGACGTTCAATAAACAGCTTATTCTGACCGGGAGTTATGCCGGAAAAACCACAGGCCAGCTTAATGCGATGGCGAAGTCGCTCGCCGGAAATGGCGTCACGCAGCACGATGCTGCAGGCGTGCTGGCACAGGTGGTCGGTAGCGGAGCGTTTACCGGGCAGGCAGTGGCAATGGTATCCCGTACCGCGACCAGAATGCAGGAAAACGTGGGACAATCAGTGGATGAAACCATCCGCCAGTTTAAACGCCTGCGGGATGATCCGGTGAATGCGGCGAAAGAACTGGACAGGACACTGCATTTTCTGACAGCCACCCAGCTTGAACAAATCAGGGTACTGGGTGAGCAGGGAAGAGTGGCTGATGCCGCGAAAATTGCCATGTCCGCGTATTCGGAAGAAATGAATAAGCGGATGGGGGACGTACACGACAATCTGGGCTGGATTGAAAGAGCATGGAATGCTGTCGGTGATGCGGCGAAGTGGGCATGGGATCGGATGCTGGATATCGGGCGGGAAGACACGCTCGATGAAAAGATCGCGACACTGCAGGAAAAAATCGCGCGCGACAGAAAAACGCCCTGGACGGTGTCTTCCTCCCAGACTGAATACGATCAGCAGCAGCTGAACGAACTTCAGGAACAGAAACGCCAGAAGGACCTGCTGGATGCGAAGGCGCAGGCAGAGCGTAATTATCAGGAAACGCAGAAACGTCGGAACGAGCAGAACGCCGCGCTGAACCGGGATAATGAAACTGAATCCCTGCGGCACCAACGGGAGGTGGCGCGCATTACCGCCATGCAGTATGCCGATGCTGCTGTACGCAATGCCGCACTGGAGCGCGAAAATGAACGTCATAAAAAGGCGTTGTCACAACAGGCGAAAAAGCCAAAGACTTACCACAACGACGAGGCCAGGCGACTGCTTTTGCAGTACAGCCAGCAACAGGCGCAGACTGAAGGGCAGCTTGCCGCCGCGAAGCTTTCCACGACCGAAAAAATGACGGAAGCGCATAAGCAGCTTTTGTCATTTCAGCAGCGCATCGCTGATTTGTCCGGTAAAAAACTGACGGCGGATGAACAAAGCGTACTGGCACATAAGGATGAAATCGCGCTTGCGCTACAGAAGCTGGATATCTCACAACAGGATTTGCAACACCAGAATGCCCTTAATGAACTGAAGAAAAAGACGCTCACATTGACCAGCCAGCTCGCTGACGAAGAATCCCGCGTCAGGCAACAGCACGCAATGGCGCTGGCCACAATGGGTATGGGCGATCAGCAACGTGGCCGATACGAAGAGCGTCTGAAAATTCAGCAGCACTACCAGGAACAACTGGAGCAGCTTAAACGCGACAGCAAGGCAAAAGGGACATACGGTTCTGACGAATATCGTCAGGCGGAGCAGGCGCTGAAGGGCAGTCTCGATCGCCGGCTGGCTGAGTGGGCTGAGTACAATGCGAAAGTTGACGCTGCGCAGGGAGACTGGACTCTGGGGGCGTCGCGTGCGCTGGATAACTTTATGGCGCAGGGCAGCAACGTGGCGGGCGCAACGGAGCAAATGTTCACATCGGCATTCAACAGTATGGGCGACGGGCTGGCGACGTTCGTTACCACTGGAAAACTAAACTTTAAATCTTTCACCGCATCCATCGTGTCAGATCTGGCAAAAATTTCAGCACGTATGGCAATGATACAGGCTGTAAAGGGAATCGGATCTGCTCTGGGATTTGGTGTGACAGCCAATGCGACTGGTGGAGTTTATCAGTCTTCTGAACTGAGCCGATACAGCGGCAGCATTGTTAATCGCCCGACATTTTTTGCTTTTGCCAAAGGTGCCGGGGTGATGGGCGAGGCAGGACCGGAGGCAATATTACCACTTCGTCGTGGTGCTGACGGTAAGCTGGGTGTCGTGGCAGCCGGTTCAGGAGGGATGGCGATGTTTGCGCCTGAGTACAACATTGAAATCCACAACGACGCCGGCAACGGACAGATTGGTCCGCAGGCATTACAGGCCGTATATAACATTGGAAAAAAAGCCGCCATTGATTTCTGGCAACAGCAGTCGCGTGACGGGGGTATTGCTGGAGGAGGGCGATAACAATGGAAACATTTAACTGGAAGATCCGCCCTGATATGACAGTGGAATCAGAACCAAAAGTCACCTCCATAAAACTGGGTGACGGGTATGAACAACGGCGTCCAGCCGGGCTGAACAACCATCTGGCGAAGTATAACGTAACGGTCCGGATTCGTAAGGGAGAACATCAGAATCTTGAGGCATTTTTATCCCGCCACGGTGGAGTGAAATCCTTTCTCTGGACACCGCCTTATACCTGGACACAAATTCGGGTGATTTGCCGCAAATGGTCGATTAGCGTTGGCTCTCTTTGGGTGACTGTGACCACGACTTTTGAACAGGTTGTTATCTGAGGAGGAGTGATGCAGGACATTTCGCAGGATACGCTGAACGAATCCGCTAAACTGGCGCAGTCCGCCAGGATCACTTTGTGGGAAATCGATCTGACACAGTCTGGCGGTGATCGTTATTTTTTTTGTAACGAGGCAAATGAAAAGGGGGAGGCGGTTACCTGGCAGGGACGGAAATATGACGTTTATCCTGTAGACGGTTGCGGATTTGAAATGAACGGCAAAGGCGCAGCTGCGCGCCCGTCACTGAAGGTATCCAATCTTTACGGTATGGTGACCGGAATGGTGGAGGATTTGCATAGCCTGGTTGGGGCGACGGTCATCCGCAGGATAGTATATGCCCGGTTTCTCGATGCCGTTAATTTTCAAAACGGCAACCAGGAGGCTGACCCGGAGCAGGAATCCGTAAGCCGATGGGTGATCGAGCAGTGCAGTGATCTGACGGCGGTAAGTGCGACATTTGTCCTGGCAACACCGACTGAAACGGACGGATGTGTCTTCCCCGGGCGAATTATGCTGGCCAATACCTGTACATGGATATACCGCTCTGACGAATGTGGTTATACGGGACCAGCTGTCGCAGATGAATTTGATAACCCTACCGCCGATCCGGCAAAAGATGCCTGCAGCCGCTGCGCCCGGGGATGCGCCCTGCGTAACAATACCGGAAACTTTGGCGGTTTCCTCTCCATTAATAAACTTTCACAGTAAATCATCATGAAAGAACAGGATATTCTGGCGCACGCCCGACGGTGTGCGCCTGCGGAGTCGTGCGGCTTCGTGGTGAGAACACAGGCGGGAGAACGGTATCTCCCCTGTGTGAATATTTCTGCCGCGCCGGAGGATTATTTCCGTATGGCGCCGGAGGACTGGCTGAGGGCTGAAACGCAGGGGGAGATTGTGGCGCTGGTTCACAGCCATCCTGGTGGCCAGCCGTATCTGAGCGATGTGGACCGCAGGCTGCAGGTTCAAAGCGACCTGCCGTGGTGGCTGGTATGCGCCGGCCAGGTACATAAATTCCGCTGTGTACCACACCTGACCGGACGGCATTTTAAACATGGGGTTTTTGACTGTTACACACTGTTCCGTGATGCCTATCATCTGGCGGGGATTGATATGCCGGATTTTCACCGGGACGACGACTGGTGGCGGCATGGTGACAATCTCTATCTGGATAATCTGGAGACGACGGGATTTTACCGTGTCAGCGCAGCCAGTGCGCAGCCCGGCGACGTGCTGATTTGCTGCTTTGGCTCCTCCGTTCCGAACCACGCAGCGATTTACTGCGGCGACGGAGAGCTGCTGCACCATATTCCTGAACAACTGAGTAAACGTGAGAGGTATACCGACAAATGGCAACGACGCACGCACTCCATCTGGCGACACCGGGCATGGCGCGCATCTGCCTTTACGGGGATCTGCAACGATTTTGCCGCCGCGTCAGCCTGCAGGTAGCCAGTGGTGCTGAAGCTGTCCGGGCACTGGCGGTACAGTTGCCCGGTCTCCGGCAGAAACTGAACGACGGCTGGTATCAGGTACGCATAGCCGGAGACGATGTTACGGCTGATACCCTGACAACCAGCCTGCATGACCCGCTGCCGCCTGGCGCGGTGATTCATATTGTTCCGCGTCTGGCCGGGGCCAAATCTGGCGGGGTGTTTCAGGCGGTGCTTGGTGCGGCGCTGATTGCCGTTGCCTGGTGGAACCCGGCAGGCTGGCTGGGAGCGGCGGCGGTATCCGGCATGTATATGACCGGGGCGTCGATGATTCTGGGCGGTGTGGCGCAGATGCTGGCACCCAAACCCAAAATGTCCGAAATGAGGCAGACCGATAACGGCAGGCAGAACACGTATTTCTCGTCGCTGGATAACATGGTTGCCAACGGTAACACGTTGCCGGTGCTGTACGGCGAGATGCAGGTGGGGTCACGCGTGATTTCCCAGGAAGTCAGTACCGCTGATGAAGGAGATGGTGGTCAGGTTGTGGTGATTGGCCGCTGACAACAGAACAGATTCAGACAGAACCGCCTCCGGGCGGTTTTGTCGTTTTACGGGGTTAATAAATGGGAAAGGGCGGCGGAAAAGGGCATACGCCCCGCGAGGCACCGGATAACCTGAAATCCACGCAGCTGCTGAGCGTCATCGATGCCATCAGCGAGGGACCGATAGAAGGCCCGGTGAACGGTCTGCACAGTGTTCTGGTAAACCAGACGCCGGTGGTGGACCGAGACGGTAACACGAATATCCACGGCGTGAAGGTGGTATACCGCGTCGGTGAGCAGGAACAGACCCCGCTGGAGGGATTTGAATCGTCCGGCGCCGAGACGGTGCTTGGTGTACAGGTCAAACACGACAATCCGGTGACCAGGACCATCACGGCTGCAAATATTGACCGCCTGCGTTTTACGTTCGGCGTGCAGTCACTGGTGGAGGCCAACAGCAAGGGCGACCGAAATCCGACATCCGTCAGGCTGCAAATCCATCTTGAGCGCTATGGTCAGTGGGTGGTGGAAAAAGAGATTACGATTACCGGGAAAACAACCACACAGTATCTGGCCTCGGTGATAGTGGATAATCTCCCTCCCCGGCCATTTGGTATCCGGATGGTACGTGTGACGGCAGACAGTACCACTGACCAGTTACAGAACAACACGGTCTGGTCGTCGTATACCGAGATTATTGATGTCCGGCAGCGCTATCCCAACACCGCCGTGATTGGCCTGCAGGTGGAGTCTGAGCAGTTCGGCAGCCAGCAGGTGACGCGAAATTACCATTTTTTCGGGCGGATTATTCAGGTGCCGTCGAATTACGATCCGGTAGCGCGAACCTACAGCGGCATCTGGGACGGCACGTTCAAGCCTGCATACAGCAATAATCCGGCATGGTGTTTATGGGATGTGCTGACACATCCCCGTTATGGCATGGGACAGCGAATCGGCGCGGCGGACGTGGACAGGTGGGCGCTGTATGCAATAGGCCAGTACTGCGACCAGATGGTCCCTGACGGATTCGGCGGGACAGAGCCGCGTATGACCTTTAATGCGTATCTGGCGCAGCAGCGTAAGGCGTGGGATGTGCTGACCGACTTCTGCTCCGCGATGCGTTGTATGCCGGTGTGGAACGGGCAGAGGCTGACCTTCGTGCAGGACAGGCCCTCGGATACAGTCTGGACCTATACCCGCAGCAATGTGGTAATGCCGGATGAGGGTACACCGTTCCGTTACAGCTTCAGTGCGCGGAAGGACCGCCATAATGCGGTAGAGGTGAACTGGATCGACCCTGATAATGGCTGGCAGACATCCACGGAACTGGTGGAAGACACGGTCGCCATCAGTCACTACGGACGCAATCTGGTAAAAATGGATGCGTTTGGCTGTACCAGTCGCGGGCAGGCGCACCGCGCCGGGCTGTGGCTGATAAAAACGGAGCTGCTGGAAACCCAGACGGTAGATTTTAGTGTGGGGGCGGAGGGGTTGCGCCACGTTCCCGGTGATGTGATTGAGGTTTGCGACGAGGATTATGCCGGCATCAGCCTGGGCGGACGGATTCTGTCCGTTGACCGCGACCGTCGCATTCTGACCCTTGACAGGGAAATTACCCTGCCGTCGTCCGGCACCACGCTGATAAGCCTGGTGGATGGCGAAGGCTTGCCGGTCAGCGTGGACGTGCAGTCTGTTACCGACGGTGTGCAGGTTCAGGTCAGCCGCATACCGGACGGCGTGGCGGAATACAGCGTCTGGGGGCTGAAACTGCCGTCGCTGCGCCAGCGTCTCTTCCGGTGTGTGGCTGTCCGGGAAAACGACGACGGAACGTATGCCATCACCGCCGTACAGCATGTTCCGGAAAAAGAGTCCATCGTGGACAACGGGGCATCGTTCGACCCGCAGCCCGGAACGATTCACGGCACCGTTCCCCCGGCGATACAGCACCTGACCACAGAAATTCTGGCGGAGGAGGGACAGTATCAGGTACTGGCGCGCTGGGACACACCGCGAGTCGTTAAGGGCGTCTCTTTTTCGTTGCGCCTGAACGTGGCGGCGGAAGATGGCAGTGACCGGCTGGTAAGCAGCGCAGGAACGCCGGATACGCAGTACCGGTTCCGGGGGCTGATGCCGGGGCGCTACACCCTGTCCGTCAGGGCGGTGAACAGCCAGGGACAACAGGGAGACCCGGCCAGCACACAGTTCAGCATCTCCGCGCCGGCGGCACCATCATTTATCGAACTCACCCCTGGCTATTTCCAGATTACAGCCACACCGCGTCAGGCGGTATACGACCCGACGGTGCAGTATGAGTTCTGGTTTTCAGACGCGCAGATTACGGATATCCATCAGGTGGAAAACGCCGCACGATATCTGGGAACAGCGCTGTACTGGATAGCGGCCAGCGTGAATATCAGGCCCGGCAGGGATTACTATTTTTATATCCGGGCGGTAAATCAGGTCGGTAAATCCGCATTCGTGGAGGCGACCGGGCAGGCCAGCAACGATGCCGCAGGCTATCTGGATTTTTTCAAAGGGCAGATAACTGAAAGTCACCTGGGTAAGGAGCTGCTGGAAAAAGTAGATCTGACGGAGGATAACGCCAGCAAACTGCAGCAGTTTTCGAAGGAGTGGCAGGACGCTAACGATAAATGGAACGCCATGTGGGGCGTCAAAATAGAGCAGACCAAAGACGGCAAATATTATGTGGCCGGACTTGGACTGAGCATGGAAGACACGCCTGACGGGAAGATAAGCCAGTTCCTGGTGGCGGCGGATCGCATTGCTTATATTAACCCGGCAAACGGAAACGAGACGCCCGGATTCGTCATGCAGGGCGACCAGATAATCATGAACGAGGCGTTCCTGAAATACCTGAGCGCGCCGACCATTACCAGTGGCGGGAATCCTCCGGCATTTTCCCTGACGCCGGATGGAAAGCTGACTGCGAAAAATGCGGATATCAGCGGCCATATCAACGCTGTATCTGGCTCGTTTACGGGAGAAATCAATGCCACCTCCGGTAAGTTTTCTGGCGTGATAGAAGCAAGAGAGTTTGTCGGTGATATCTGCGGCTCAAAAGTCATGCAGGGCGTGAGCATCAGGGCGACGAACGACGAACGCAGCACCTCAACACGGTATACCGACAGCGCCACCTATCAGATTGGGAAAACCATCACGGTGATGGCTAACTGTGAGCGTAATGGTGGCTCCGGTGCCATCACCGTCACGATAAATATTAACGGCCAGGTGAAAACGGCGGAGGTTATGCCGTATACCGCAGGTATTCCGGCCATGTATCAGACCGTCGTCTTTTCGGTCTACACCACTTCACCTGTCGTGGATATCAGCGTCTCTCTGAGGGTTCGTGGGCAGTACACCACGTCTGCTTCCGTCTGGCCGCTGGTGATGGTTTCCCGGTCGGGGAGTAACTTCACAAACTGACCGGATTTCCGGTCCCTTTCGTTTAACGAGGAACAAATATGACTATGTCGCGCGTAATTTCTCTGGCGGCAGGGCTTTCCCTGTCCGTTTTATTTTCCACTGCTGCCGTTGCCGATAACGGAAGAGGAAGCGGCAACAGCAATATTGAAAACCAGACCCGGATTTATACCGGCACCGACCGTGGGCAGAAACAGCACCGCGAGGCAAAGGGAAAAACAATCACGCGGAGCGTCCAGTGTTCTCTGCCGGCATATTTACGTGACCCGGATAATCAGTGCTGAGATGTGAATGAATCTGAAGCCTGCTTGCGGGCGGGCTTTTTTATGGAGGTAATATGCCAGTACTTATTTCCGGCGTACTGAAAGATGCCACGGGAACGCCGGTACAGAACTGCACCATTCAGCTGAAGGCCTGCCGGACCAGTACGACGGTGGTCGTGAATACGGTGGCATCGGAAAATCCGGATGACGCCGGGCGCTACAGCATGGATGTGGAGCAGGGGCAGTACACTGTCACGCTCCTGGTGGAAGGGTATCCCCCGTCACATGCCGGAGTTATTACGGTTTACGATGATTCAAAACCGGGCACCCTGAATGATTTTCTGGGGGCCATGACGGAAGACGACGTCCGCCCGGAGGCGCTGCGGCGTTTTGAGGCGATGGTGGAAGAAGTTGCCCGTCAGGCATCGGAGGCATCGCGGAATGCCACCGCCGCAAGGCAGGCATCTGAACAGGCGCAGACATCAGCAGGTCAGGCAGCGGAAAGCGCCACGGCAGCAGTGAATGCAGCCGGAGCGGCAGAAGCATCAGCCACACAGGCAGCCTCATCCGCAGCATCTGCGGAGAGCAGCGCAGGTACGGCGACCACAAAAGCCGGGGAGGCATCAGCCAGCGCGGCGTCGGCTGACACAGCCAGAACGGCAGCAGCCGCATCGGCAGCCGCAGCGAAAACATCTGAAGCGAATGCAGATGCCTCCCGTACTGCCGCCGGAGATTCAGCCGCTGCCGCAGCCGCCAGCGCGACGGCGGCGCAGACATCAGCAGCGCGCGCCGGAGCATCCGAAACCGCCGCGAAGACGTCAGAAACGCAGGCGGCTTCCAGTGCCGGTGATGCAGGTGCGTCAACCACTGCGGCGGCAGCGTCGGAAAAGGCGGCAGCCGCATCGGCAGCCGCAGCGAAAACATCTGAGACAAACGCAGCAACGTCAGCAAGTACAGCAGCGGCCAGCGCAACAGCCGCCTCGTCATCAGCATCGGAGGCATCCAATCACGCCGCCGCATCTGATACCAGCGCATCACTGGCGGCGCAAAGCAGTACTGCTGCCGGAGCAGCAGCCACCAGAGCAGAAGATGCCGCAAAACGGGCAGAAGACATCGCGGACGTGATTTCCCTGGAAGATGCCAGCCTGACGAAAAAAGGTATCGTTAAGTTAAGCAGCGCCACGGACAGTGACAGCGAAGCGCTGGCAGCCACGCCAAAGGCGGTCCATGCTGTCATGGACGAGGTACAGACCAAAGCGCCGCTGGACAGTCCGGTATTCACTGGAACACCGACCACACCGACGCCGCCAGATGACGCTAAGGGACTTCAGACTGCAAACGCGGAGTTTGTCCGCAAACTGATTGCCGCGCTGGTTGGTTCCGTACCGGAGTCACTGGACACCCTGCAGGAACTGGCTGACGCGTTGGGAAACGATCCGAACTTTGCCACCACAGTACTGAATAAACTGGCTGGCAAGCAGCCGCTGGACGAAACCCTGACGGCGCTGTCAGGAAAAAGCGTTGACGGTCTTATCGAATACGTCGGTTTACGGGAAACCATAAATAGCGCC